GCGGCCCTGGCCCGTTCAACCTGGTAGGGAGGCCGAAGGGCTAAATGAATTATGAACGAATCTATGCGGCGTTCATAGACGACCGCATGAATAAACAGCCGGAGAGGCCTGCATATTTCGAGGTTCACCACATCATTCCTCGATGTTTAGGAGGTAGTGATGACAGTGAGAACTTGATACGCCTGACACCGGAAGACCATTTCTTTGCCCACCTTCTCCTTGCGAAGATGCATGGCGGTGAATTGTGGTCTCCGATCGCTTTTATGTGCGGCGGGGCAAAGAAGCATTACAGGCCGACGCAATCCAGAAAGCGCCATGGATGGGCGACAAGAGCGATGAGCAAGGCAAAGTCTGGCGAGGGCGCACATCAATATGATCACACCATCCATCATCTTAAGCACAGGGATGGAAGGGTGTGGAGCGGCACGCAATACAAGATGCATTCCGATCTTGGAATGACGAGGCCGCTCGCAAACCTGTTTGTGAAGGGAAAGGTAAATCTAGCAAAAGGCTGGTATTTCGCTGATAGGCATGAATACGCCCCAACCATTGAAGGTGATAAGCATCCCATGTATCGCCGGGAGGTTCACCACTTCGTTCATGTGGATGGGCGCGAATTCATCGGCACGCAATTTGAGTTTCATATTTCCTGCGGGGTGTCGAAGACCGCTGCTCACAATCTGGCGAGAGGTAAAGCGAAGGCATGGAATGGGTGGCATTTGAAAGGGTGCCAACTACCTACCGTAGGCAGGGCAAGTAGATGGCAAAAATATCAGCAAGAGCGCAGCGCAACATAAGCTGGATACACCAGCACTTGCGCGTCCCCGAGGGGCGTCTTGTTGGTAAGCCGGTGCAACTATCCCCGGCGCAGTGCGAGTGGATGGAGATGATTTACGGGTCTCCGACGCGCACTTTTATCTGCTCTTTGCCAAGGAAAAACGGAAAAACATCGTGGAGCGCAATGATATTGCTGCTCCATCTTGTTGGCCCAGAGGCGGTGCAGAATGGGCAACTGTATTCATGTGCCCAGTCCAGAGACCAGGCGGCAGTGTTGTTTTCTCTGGCGTCAAAAATGGTTCGCATGTCCCCGGACTTGTCGGAATATGTGATCATCCGCGACACGGCGAAGCAGTTGCATTGCCCGGATCTTGGAACTCTCTACCGCGCATTGTCGGCAGATGCCAGTACCGCCATGGGGCTCAGCCCGTCATTGACGATCCACGACGAGCTTGGGCAAGTGCGTGGGCCGAGGTTCGATCTTTATGAGGCCTTGGAGACGGCGAGCGCGGCTCAAGAAAGTCCGATGTCAATCGTCATCTCTACGCAGGCCCCGACTGACGCCGATTTGCTGTCTCTGCTTATTGATGATGCGCTTACCAAAGCAGACCCCAGAGTCAAGTGCGTCCTCTACTCTGTAGATAAAGACGCCGACCCGTTCGACAAGGCTGTTTTGTCGAAGGCGCAGCCGAACTGGCACCTCATGAACCATGAGGAAGTTTTTAGGCAGATGGATGAGGCAAGACGGCTTCCATCTCGAGAGGCGAGTTTTCGAAATCTAGTTGCCAATCAGCGAGTAGAAGCGAGTAACCCATTCATTTCCAGGGCGATCTGGCTGGAAAACGGGGCGGAACCCGAGCCTGCCCGCGGTCAACCGGTATACGGCGGGCTGGACCTGTCGAGCGTGTCTGACCTGACGGCGCTGGTGCTGGTGTCCGACGCGGGTGACGTTTACCCGACCTTCTGGCTGCCGGAGGAAGGGCTGGAAGAGAAGTCCCGTAACGACCGGGTGCCGTATGACGTGTGGGCGCAAGACGGCCTGCTGCTGACGACACCGGGACGGGCAATCGAGTACGAATTCATCGCGCATCACCTGCGCGATGTGTTCGATACCTACGACGTTCGGGCGCTGGCCTTCGACCGCTACAACATGCGGTTCCTGCGGCCCTGGCTTGAGCGCGTCGGGTTTGACGAAGAAGAGCTGGAGCGGTTCGTGGAGTTCGGTCAGGGCTTCGTATCGATGAGCCCAGCCCTGCGCGAACTGGAAAGCAAGCTGCTGGCGAAGAAGCTGCGCCACGGCAATCACCCGGTACTGACGATGTGCGCGGCCAATGCGGTGGCGGTATCGGACCCAGCCGGAAACAGGAAATTCACGAAATCGAAGGTGTCAGGCCGCATTGACGGCATGGTGGCGCTCGCCATGGCGGTGGGCGCGATGCCGTCAGAAGCAGATGACGCCGACGCCTTTAACGATTTCGTCACGAACCCTATAGGGGCATAGATGGCGTTTTGGCAAAAACTGGGCTCCTGGTTTGGAATGGGGGGCACGCAGCGCAATGCGGGACTCCAGCAAACCGGCCCGGCTTACCAGAAGCCCGCTGCTTCCTGCGTGACGGAAGAGTCCGCCATGCAGCTTTCGGCAGTGTGGGCCTGCGTGCGCCTGCTGTCGGAGACTGTGGCAAGCCTGCCCGTAACGGTCTACCGGAAGACTCCTGATGGCCGGGTGGTGGATAACGATCACTGGATGGCGCGGATGATGGCCCGAAAGGTCAACCGCTACCAGACCAAGCAGGAGTTCTTCGAAACGATGATGTTGAACTTGGCGCTGCATGGGAACTGCTACGCCAGGATCGTGAGGGTTGGCGGCGAGATCAAATCGTTGATGCCTTTGATGGCAGCGCAAGTTGAGCCGCAGCTGCTTGAAGATGGGTCTGTTGTCTACACCTACACGCAGGACAGCAACGTTGACGTGTACTCATCCGACTCAATTTGGCACGTCAAACTGTATGGGAATGGCATTGTCGGGAAATCGCCGCTAGCGTTTGGCCGGAACATCTTCGGCATTTCGCAGGCGGCAGAGGGCGCCGTTACGAACATCTACGCCAATGGCGCTAAGCGCTCTGGCGTCCTGTCTCTCGACCGACTCCTGACCAAAGAGCAGCGCGAGGCTGTCCGAGCGAATTTCTCGACACTGACGACCGGCACTGATGAGCGATTGCTCGTCCTGGAAATGGGGATGAAGTTCGACCCTGTTTCCCTTTCGCCGCAAGACATCGAACTGCTGGCGTCTCGCCGGTTCCAGCTTGAGGAAATCTGCCGTTGGTTCGGCGTGCCCTCGGTGCTGGTGAACGACACAGCCGGGTCAACGACCTGGGGAAGCGGCATTGAGCAGCTGGTGGCTGGCTTCTACAAGCTGAACCTGCGCCCGTACCTGGAGCGCTTCGAGGCTTCGGTGTCAGCAAACCTCTTTACCCCCGAAGAGGCGCGGCAGTACGAGTTCGAATTCGATTTCGAGGGCCTGCTGCGCTCCGACCTGAAGTCGCGGCTGGAGGGTTACCGAACGGCCGTGCAGGGCACGATTCTGACGCCCAACGAAGTGCGGCGCATAGAGGGGTGGCCTGTTGTCGACGGCGGCGATTCGTTGCTGTCGCAGGTCAACATGACCCCGCTGGAAAAGCTAGGGGAGGTTCCCCGAGGGAATGGCAATGCACCACAAACTGATACCCCTTGACGCTACTCAGGTCAAGTTTGACGAAGCCCGCAAGGGCTTTTTTTCTGGCTACGCTTCGGTATTCGGCGGCATCGACAGCTACGGCGACACGGTACTCCCTGGTGCTTATGGGGAAACGCTGAAGTCACGGAAGCGCCCGGTACAGATGCGGTGGAACCACTACGGCGACGTGATTGGTAAGTGGCTGCGCATCGAGGAAGACGACAAGGGCCTCTATGTCGAGGGCGAGCTGACCCCGGGGCATAGCAAGGCCCAGGACGTGTACGCCAGCCTGAAACACGGCGCCGTCAGTGGGCTGTCTATCGGCTACCGTTCGGTCAAGTCCGTCGCGAACGACCACGGCGGGGTAGATCTGCACGAAATCGACTTGGTTGAGATCTCCGTGGTCGAGTCGCCCGCCGACCTTGCCGCAACGGTGGATGATGTTAAGTCAACCATCGAACAGATCACATCGTTGAAAGAAGTTGAAAGCCTCCTGCGTGACGCTGGCGGCTTCTCTCGGACTGACGCCAAGGCTTTGCTGGCTTGCGTCAAGTCCTTGTGTCTGCGTGACGCAGAGGCAGAAAGAAGTGCCAGCGACATTGTGGCCGCCATCAAGGCCGCGACCCTGAAACTCAATAAGTGAGGTCTGCTATGGAGCAGGAAATCAAAGCTGCGCTCGACGCGCACGGCAAGGCCATCGAAACCGCGATGGCGAAGTACGAGTCCCAACTGGCCGATCTTGGCAAGGCGGACGAGTCCACCAAGAACGAGGTCAAGGCGTTGACCGAAAAGTTCGATGCCCAGATCACCGAGATCGCCCAAAAGCTGGATTCGGTCAAGAAGGGCGCCGAAGCCCCGCTGACTGCCGGCGCCGAGTTC